CCATCGATAAGTACCACTCCCTTCGTGAGAAGAAGCGCAAGCTGGAAGAGCAGGTCAAGGAGATCAGTGACCAGATGGCCCAGCTCGAAGCGGAACTTATCGAGCAGATGGACAAGCAGGGGATTTCCAAGTCTACCGGCAAACTGGCAACGGTCTCCGTGACCACGTCGGTCAAGCCGTCGGTCGAGGACTGGGACGTCTTCTACGAGTACATCCGGAAGAACCGGTATTTCCACCTGCTGGAGCGCCGTCCCTCGGTCACGGGTTGCCGTGAGCTGTTCGAGACCAAGGGCAAGATCCCGGGCGTCGTCCCGTTTACTCAGCGAAAGCTGAACGTACGTTCAATTTAGGAGAGAATCGAAAATGGCAACGAAGCGCGGAAAGGCTAACCTTCCTGTCAGTTACGCCGAGCAGCTTGCCGCCGAGGCTGCTGAAATTAGCAAACGCATCTCGGCACCCACCGGCGACCGCATCCGCTACAACGGTAATGTCGGCTTCTACACCCCCGACGGTGGCGAAGGCGACGTGATCGAAGCGGTTATCGTCGACTTCCTGTCCAGTAACCTGTATTACGACGGTCCTTACGACCGTGACAACCCGCAGCCCCCGGCATGTTTCGCCATCGGTCCAGAGCCGTCCACGCTCGTGCCGTCGAAAAACAGCCCGGACAGGCAGGCGGATACCTGCTCGGCCTGCCCGAACAACCAGTTCGGCTCGGCCGCGAACGGTAAGGGCAAGGCCTGCAAGAACACCCGCTTGCTGGCGCTCATGCCTGCATCGGCGCTCGACTCTCCGGAAGAGGAAGCTCCGATCTGGATCCTGTCGGTACCGCCGACCTCGCTGAAGGCATACGATGCTTACGTCGCATCGCTGAAGGCGAAGCACGGCACCATTCCGCTGGGTGTCATCACCGAGATCTCGCTCGATCCGAACAGTCAGTTTGCGGCTCCGCGTTTCAAGGCGATCCGCCTGCTGGAAGAGGACGAGCTGGGCGTATTCGTCCCGCGTCGTGACGAGGCCCGCGAGCGACTGTCGCAGGAACCGGACACGACGGGATACACGCCGCCGAAGGCTACCCGTCGCGCTGCCGGGGCACGTCGTCGCTAACCCGGTTCCCTCCTGCCGGTCGAGGGTGAAGCGGACCGGCATCTTCCCCCCAACTTTTGGAGTGTAACAATGGCCCGTAAACCGAGTGTGATCCTGACCCCGACCGAGAAGAAGGAAGCCGTCAAGGCGGCGAAGGAACAGGTCCGTAACCTGAAGAAACAGCACGCTGAGCTGACCAAGGCCCGCAAGCAGCTGGACCGCGAGTACAACGCAGCCGTCAAGGCCAACGACCGCGAACTCGCCAAGGTCGTGAAGCAGCTGGACAAGGCGGAACTGGAACTGACCAAGCTCATGCCGCCCAAGGCGGTGCCGTCGCCGGTCGGAGCCTGACCGCAGCCATCTAGAAAAACCCGGTCGTGAGAGCGCCCGGGTTTTCTTTTACCCTTCTCCGGGGAGCTACCATGAACCACGTAATGCTCGACATCGAAACACTGGACACCGCGCCGACCGCCGTCGTGCTCAGTATTGGGGCCGTTCTTTTCGACCCGCATACGGGCGAGACAGGCCTCACGTTCTACGCCAATCTGGCGCATACCCTCGACGCCCAACAGCGACTGGGCCGGACTATATCAGGATCTACCACCGCATGGTGGATGGGACAATCCGAAGAAGCCCGGGCGGTGTTCACGCCGAAGATCCCTCACGAACAACCCCTGCCGAGGATTCTCGAACGCCTCGCGCCGATGCTGAGTTCCCGGCAGGTCTGGGGCAACGGCTCGGATTTCGATAACGTCATCATGGGATCGCTGTACCGCTCCATCGAACACCCTGTCCCGTGGCGATACTCCGACAACCGTTGTTTCCGCACCTTGAGAGCGCTGGCCAAGGACCGAGGTTTTGCCTCAGAGATTGATCTTCCGCGCGAAGGCATTCACCATAACGCACTGGATGACGCCCTCCACCAAGTGAAAGTTCTCACGAGGATCTACGAATGTCTCAACCTCCGGTAATTGGAATCACGGGCCGAGCCCGTAGCGGTAAGGACACGGTAGCGAGCTTCCTGCTCGCCGCCATCGGGGGCTACCAGTATGCCTTCGCGGACCCCATCCGCGCCATGCTGCAGCCGCTGGGCATCGACATGCGCGACCCGTACTGGCAGAAGCACAAGGAAGACGTGATTCCCGCGCTAGGAGTGTCGCCGCGCCACCTCATGCAGACCCTCGGCACCGAGTGGGGCCGAGAACTGATCCATCCAGAAATCTGGCTGCTGCTGGCGAAGCAGCGGTTGCTGCGGATGGGTCCGGGCATGATTATCTCGGATGTGCGCTTCGACAACGAGGCAGAGTGGATCCGCTCTATCGGCGGGCGCATCATCCATGTCCGGCGCAAGGCTGCAACTCCGGTCAACCAGCACGTCAGCGAGAACGGCGTGACTCTCGACCCGACGGACCTCGTCATTAACAACGACGGAGATCTCGAAGATCTGCAGGCGCAGGTCCGAGATCTGTTCCATGTCGACTAAACCGGAGAACACGTTCATCAAGAGCATCCACCGGATGCTCCCGAACGTGTACGCCGAGAAAATGGCCAACCCATGGAGGGCTGGTACAGCGGATGTCTGGTACTCGGGCAAACGCGGTGACCTATGGATCGAGTACAAGTTCATCGAGAGAATTCCGAGAAGCAAAGAGATTCTTCCGGAACTCACACCGCGTCAATTGCGGTGGCTGTGTGATCGTTTTGATGAAGGGCGCAATGTAGCGGTTGTGCTTGGAACACCGACTGGCGGTGTGATCTACCGGAATCCCCAAGAGTGGACGACTCCTCTGACACCCGTGGATTTTCAGGCGAAGCAGGTGACAAAAAAGGAGATCGCCGAGTGGATCTCAAGACAAGTCGGAGCCAGCGCATGTCTTTCGCCAGCGCAGTCATTACAGCTTCGCGCGTCGTTAGCGCGAGCTACAAAATCCTAGCCACCACGATTCTTGGCTACTACCTGATAAAAGAGACGATAGAAAGGGAACGACGTGGACGAGAATATGCTCGAAATGGCCGAGGCCTTGGTCCAGAGCGAGATCGACGAAGGCATCCGTCGCGCCCGCCAAGACCTCCCGATTCAGCCCCCTGATTTCGACGGGCATTGCGTCGATTGTGACGAACCCATCCCCGAGAAACGCCTTGCCTTTGGAGCAACCACATGCGTGTCATGCCAATACCGCCGGGAACAACAAAAGCGGATCATGAGGAGGTAAGTCACGCTTTGCAGCGTTGGCTCTGGTCCTGCCTCGCCGCCGGATGGAACCCGGCTCAGCCCGAGTCCCATGTCTGGTCGCATGACGAGAACCAGCAGGCCATGTCCCTCGGCTGGATGATCTCGCAGCCTCCGGGCAGCCAGCACGTCGACCTGTTCTCTCTCCGACCGGCCATCCCGGCCTGCGAGATCATGGACACGCTGATTCGTGCAGCACCGGTCGACCCGCTGGCTGCCCGTGCCGTGGCGGTCCTGACCGCACAGCGGCTGAAACATCCAAACGTCAAGTTCAACTTCCTGAGGCCCAATCATGAGTCGGACGAAAAGAGGTAGTAAAGCCCCGGGACACGAGTACTGGTCCCGCCGTCCCGGTCCCCGTGATCCGGGAACCTACAGTAAGAAAGTCACCCACAAAACAGAACGACGCCAAGGAAAACTACATGTTCGCAAGTTTGCGCGAGGCTGAGGCCGTCGCAGGCAAGCTGGGGAAGCCTTCGAAAATGCCGGGATACGCGTATGGTCTCCCGGCTTTTTATTGCCCGGTCGGTTCGAAACTGGTCAATGTCCCCGGTTCCGTCTGCGCGAGCTGCTACGCCCTGAAGGGTCGGTACGTGTTCCCCACCGTGCGGGCCGCTCAGGAGAAACGCATCCAGTCCCTGCAGGACCCGCGCTGGGTCGATGCGCTCGTGTTCATGATCCAGCGGCGGAAGTGTACGTTCTTCCGCTGGCATGACAGTGGCGACTTGCAGGGTGTTTGGCACCTTGAGAAGATCGTCGAGGTGGCCCGGCGTTGTCCAGACACTCAGTTCTGGATCCCCACCCGCGAGAAGGCGACCGTCCGCAAGTATGTGGCGCAGCACGGTGAGTTCCCGCCAAACCTTGTGGTGCGGGTCTCAGGTACAATGGTCGACGGTCCGCCACCGAGCGGGTTCGCCCATACCTCCACTGTCGTTACCGACAAGAAGGTAGCCTCCTGCCCTGCCTACCAGCAGGGCGGGGTCTGCGGCAGCTGCCGCGCCTGCTGGGACCCAGCAGTTAAGAACGTCTCTTACCCCAAGCACTAGCACTGAGGAACCTCAATGAAAAAGCACCTCCTCTCCCGGAGCGCCACGTTTACCGCAGACGACGCCCCGGACCTGAACGTCCGCCTGCTGGTCGACGACGGCCTGTTGTCCTTCGCACTGGAGTACGGCAATAACAGTGGCGGCCACGCCACGCTACCCATGGGCGACCGGGCCCTACAGACGGCGGAAGCCCTGCAATTCATCGCTGACACGATCAGTGCCGAGGTCCCCGGGCGCATGTCGCCGTTTGTCCGTGGCTGGCTGAATCTGGCAGCGGACATCAACCACAACGCCCGCGAGAAGGGCTTCTGGCCGCCGGACCCGGAAGACGACCTCATGGTCAATGACGCTGAGAAGATCGCCCTCATGCACGCGGAACTGAGCGAGGCGCTCGAAGGGCTACGCAAGGGCAACCCGGCCGACGCCAAGCTGCCGGAGTTCACCGAGGCCGAGGTCGAGCTGGCCGACACCGTGATCCGCATCATGGACCTCGCCCACGCTCGTGGCTGGCGCGTGGCGCAGGCCATAGAAGCGAAGACCAAGTACAACACCACCCGGCCGTTCAAGCACGGCAAGGAGTTCTGAGCATGTACACCATGAGCGTCCCGGTGCTTAGCACCGCACACATCCGTCCGGCCACAAGTGAGTTTCTCACCGACGAAGGAAACGATAATCTTGGTGTCGTGGCTACCTACGACGGTGGGTGGTTCATCTTTGTGGGGGATCTCGAAGGCCTCGACACGTTCGACGTGTTGAGCGAAGACCTTCAGAAAGTCCTGCAATGGGCTTTCGACAACGGCCACGAGTGGATCAGGATCGACGCCCATGCCGGGGACACCGTCGAGGAGCTTCCGGATTATTCTGAGGAATGGGCACATGGATCCGAACGACGTGGCTACCTTCACCGTTGAATACCTACTGCCGGAGACCCTCTGATGGCCAAACTAATCCACCCACAAGCCTTCCTGATCGCCGAGACCCGGGTTAACCCGGACGGTATGTCCGACGCCCTCGAGGCCTTGGGCGTGCCGACGTGGACCACGGATGCGAAGGACGATGCATCGTTGCTGACCGAGTTCGCTGGGAAGTCCTGCTATATGTCGTTCGACACAGCACTAAACAACAACCTGACTCGGACCGGCACGCGCAACAACCACGACTATATCCAGCAGGGCATCATCGGCAACGGCCACGGCTCGGTGCTGGAGCACAGCTCGGTGACGATGTTCCTGATGAACGTCTCCCGTGTGGTCACCCACGAGATCGTCCGCCACCGTGCTGGTGCGGCCTACTCACAGACTTCCGGGCGGTACGTACGGACCGATCAGATCGACATGTACGTGCCAATGGATATCCGGCAGAACCGGCAGGCGTTCGACGTGTTCAAGCGCGCCATCGCCCAGATGGAAGAGAACGCCCGCGAACTGTCCGAGATCATGGACATCGACTCGAAGCCCTTCGGGATCAAGAAGAAGCTGACCAGTGCCTTCCGCCGGATCATTGGTAACGGGCAGGCCAACCACATCGTGGTAACGGCCAATCACCGGGCGTGGCGGCACATGATCGAGATGCGAACCGACGCCCACGCCGAAGAAGAGATTCGCTACGTGTTTGCGAAGGTCTTCGACATTCTCAGCGAACGTTACCCGACGCTGTATGCCGACGCGGAGGTGACCTCCGTGGACGGCATCAAGCAGGTGAAGTTCAAGAATGCGAAGGTCTAGAACCTTCGTTACCTAGAAACGAAGAAGCCGCCCTAGGGCGGCTTCTTTTTTAGCCAGTTGATTCTGGAGTGCCTTCCTATATCAGGACTACAGAACCTCGCACGCCCCGGCGCTGCACGCCAGCTCCTTGGTGCTGATGGTCGAGTCCTCCTTCTCGAAGTCCTGTAGTTCCGACCAGCTCACCTCCGGGATCTTCTTGAGCAGTTCCCGGTACTCCTCCTCAGAGCATTCCGTGTATGGAGCTTGCTTGTAGGAATGTTCAGTATGAGGCAGGAAGCTCACACCACCGATGTCATCAAAATGGTTATAGACCCAGTCCCCCACTGCGAGCCATTCATGTTCCCGTACATACACCGTGATGGACGGATTGTGCTCGCACCAATGACGTTTGAACAGCAGGTAGTGTTCCAGCTGCTGGATCGCGGTCATGTCGTCGCGGAACACCGCGTGCGCCGGGGCACGTACCGGGAAGGAGAAAACATCCGTTGTGTCCGGCTTCATCACGTCGTCTTCTACCGGGAAGCCTCGTTCCCGCATGAACTGGGCCAGCGGGTCCTTCTTGTCTGCACGGACGGTACGGATGTAGAACGGCGCGTAGCGCGGGTGGATACCGGAGGCCGAGTCAACCAACTGGCTGACAGTACCCGATGGTTTGACAGTCGTAATTGCGGCGGCAGGGTTGATCCCGAGCTTTTTAGCCCACGCCTCGTTCACTCTCACGACATGTTGTTTCAAGATATCCAGCCATTCCGCCGCTTCTGCGGTCGGCTGGCTCAGCACTGGGTGGTCCATGATGCCGGTCATCGAGACCCCGAGCAGGCGTTCCTCTTCGGCGTTCTTCTGCCATACCTTCCGCACGTAGCGGTAGTTCGTCAGCGTCGACTGGAACGTACCCATGATCGTCGCCACCTCGGCCTTGTCCAGCAGATCCTCAAGGCGGTCGTCCGCGCGCACCACAATCTCGGTCAGGTTGCACAGGCCCGAGGGGCGCAGGATGATCTCGCCGCACGGGTTGGTGCCGAACTCATGATCCGGGTCACGTCGTCCGTTCTCCGCCGCCTTCTTCTTCGCCGCCACGCGGTTGAAGATGCCGCGCTCGCCCGACTTCGACTGGATCAGCGCCATCCACTCTTCCAGAAAGATCTCCATGTCCGGCTTCTCGGTGTAGGCTGCCGAGTTGTTCGCCAGCTGGCGCTGGCCATGATCCACCCACCACTGACCCGACTTCGCCATCCGCATGCGGTCGTCGGAGAGGTTACTCAGTGAGATCAGCGCGCTGCGGCGGACGCCGCCGACCACGACCACATCAGCGATCTTGCACACGAGGTCGTGGCACTCGATGCTGGTCAGCCGTCGTCCCGCCGCCTTGCGGAACAGGGCCACGGTGAACTGGAACAGGTCCACCAGCGGCTCGGGGCCCGAGGCACGACCGCCGAACGTCTTCAGCTTGGCTCCAGCGGGGCGAACCTTGGACACGTCCCAACGCGGGATCTGACCGGCATAGAGAAGGGAGATCAACTCGCGGAACGCGGAGGCCCAGCCGATCTTGCTGTCACGCACGGTAATGAGGGTGCAGGAGTCGTGGAACTCTTCGGCCACGGTCGGCAGCTGATTGATGAACTGGCGCTCGACGGAGAAGCCCACGCCGGTGCCACACATCAGGATATACAGGATCTCGTCGAAGGCCCGGACATGATCCACGGCCACGTAGGAGCAGTTGAACCCGGCCATCTCGTCCTTTTCCAGCGCGGGCCCGGCAGTCATGAGGGCGCGCATGGAGGGCATGGTCCGGAGGTTGAGGATGGAGCGCTTGACCCGCTCGGCGGGGAAGAGGTCAGGGTAGCGTTCGTGGAAAAAAGTACAGTAGCGGGTAACGGTTTCTTCCCATGTCTCCCGTCGGTTCTGGTCTTCGAGCCAGCGGGCATAACGGGAAAGGTGGATGTACTGCTGGAACTGCGTCGGAAGATGTGACATCGATCGGGTCCCTTTTTATTCGTAGGTGAAAAACCCGGAGGAGAAACCCCTCCGGGCCATGTTATATAAGATATCAGATGAAGCGAGCGCCGGGAACAGTTCGTTCGAGGACATCCCCGAAGTCGGTCCGGACGTCTCCTGCCAGCCACCGCAGGATCGTGAGTAGGTGCTCGCCCGTAGGTCCGATCATGGATTCTCCGGGCAATTTCCCTCGTTGTAAATCCCCCAGTATCTGGGAACCGAACTCGCCGAGGCCCAAAATGCCGGAGCGATTGACTGCGTGCATCAGGTGGTCCCAGATGCTCCACGTCTCGGGGGTGGTGCCGGTGAGGATGAACTTGGCGGTATCTGCGGCCAAGATGACGGGAATGGCCGACATCAGGATCAACATCGGGCGTGGGTTGCCCCGGTCCAGCTCGCGGGTGGCCCGCTTAAGCACGACGTTGTGCATAGAAAAAGTAAATTGCTTCAGGTGCCCGATCAGCAGGAACTTCGGGTCGGACATCCATGTCGGCCGGTGCGCCGCGCTCGGCCGGAGGACCGCCGAATCAACAAACAGGAACATCGCCCGTTGGATGCGCTGGGCGCGGGCGCGGTCCGTCGCCGACACCTTGCCGCCGCGTGCCGCCGCGAACTGCTCTGGGGTGATCGCCAACCGGCCCTTGTAATTGACCACGTCGCCGTCCTGTAGGCCCAGC